GTGATACTCTCTAGGGAAAGTTTCTGAGTGACAGTCCCTCCTTGAAGTCCTAAGGAGTGTATTGGCAACAATTGACCGGAATTTAACATTGCCCTTTAAAGATTAAGGCTGTAATAGGGGCTTTGGACCGGTCCAGGTGTGCTATTTAGCATTACTAATCAGGTCGCCTGGTGAGCAGTCCTCACAAAGATCCAGCCATATAAAAACTCACCTTTCTTAAGTTCCGTCTGGTGTTTTATATTTGAACTTGCTGATAATTCCATTTCTAATATGGGTGAACATTCATCCATTTCTGTTGGCTTGCCAGCAGATGGTGGTGCCCAACAGGGTACAACAACCTTTAGTTCGACGACCTTGGCTGAGCCTTATGATCGGCACAGCTCCATCATTGATCCGAATAATGACATTGATGTTGAGACTGATGATATTAAGTCCATTTCCGATTTTTTTGGCCAAGCCAGTAGCAGTGGCGACGGGCACTTGGAGTGCCCAAACTTGGGGTGCCTCTCTTTTCTCCTCAGATATTTACCCTATGATCTTGTCCCAGCCCATGTGGTTGAATAAGATTCAGGGGTTCTTGAATATACGTGGTGTTGTGAAGTTTAGACTTATGATCAATGCTACGCCGTTTCAACAGGGACTTTTGAGGCTATCCTACTTCCCGTGTGCGAATCAAATGATGGGTTCTTATTACTCACATATGTTCAATAGAATGACTATTTCGCAGTTGCCTGGCACATATCTCAATGCGAACGACAATTTCGTTGAGGTATCCGTGCCTTATCTTTCCCCTACAACTTTCTTGGAGCGTGATCTTTACTCCACTGGTCATTATGTTGATTGGGGAAGGGTGGACATCACTGTGATGGAAATCTTGCGCACCGGGACTGGGCCTTCTGGTGTAAACTGGACCCTTTGGATGTCGATTGAGGATCTTGAGCTCTCCGCTATGGTTGAGCCCCAAATGGCTTTTGAGCCGCAAATGGCAGGTGTTCGTAAGAGACCAAAGCGTCAATTGGCTTCGATAGATGAAGAGGTGAATTCTGGCAAAGGTCCTATTGCCAAGATTATGTCCTCCGGGGTTAAGTTGGCTAATAATTTAGCCTCCATCCCTGTCTTGTCTCCCGTTGCTAAGCCCGCTAGTTGGGTTCTTGCAGCACTCGGGG